TACAGTTAAACAGCAAGTTGAAAAGGCAGATGTTATTGTTGACATTAATAAGGAGCTCCAAGATCTTTACATAACTCAAGAGTTTTTAGAAAAGGCAGAAAAGATTCTAAATAGTATGACATTTGATATTAAAAATCTTACTGATATTATTAAGCTAGAAACACAATGACAATAAAGTTTGATTGGGATAGCCGTCGACGGCAAGGAATCGTATCTGGTGAGATGTGCGATACTATCCGCGAGCACTTTTCTGTTGAAAATAAGACGGCGAGATTTGCGCGGATGAGAGGAGCTCGCTGGGCCCCTAATAGACTGTATGCGATAACGCCTACAGGCAGATTCGACCCAGGTTTGTATTCAGATATAATTTCTTATATAAACAGATCCGGATATACAGGATCCATACTCGCTACATCTCAGTTTAATGATAACTCAGCTCCGAGTTATAATGTAGATGCAGATAACATATCTAAGTTAGAGCTAGATCTAAGAGATTATCAGAAGGATATCGTCGATGTTTGTTTACAGAAAGGAAGAGGTGTAACAGTACTTGCTACAGCTGGTGGCAAGACATTGACTATTGCTACATTGCTTGAGACTATCTACAATAATGTAGATAAAAACTTTAAGTGTGCATTAATTGTGCCAGACTTAGGATTAGTAGAACAGACTTTCAGCGACTTTATCGATTATGGTGTATCGTTTTCTGTTTCTAAATGGTCCGGTAACAATCAGTTAAATTTAGGTACAAACGTTGTAGTATGTAATCTAGGTATTATACAGAGTAAAAATTCTGACACATCTTGGTTACAAGATGTCGATGTATGCGTTGTGGATGAGGTTCATAAATTAAGAAAAGGAAATAAGGTTAATAAGATCTTAAAGACCATACGTACACCTCATAAATTCGGCTTTACCGGTACTATGCCTGAAGAGCAAATAGATCAATGGAATATTATAGGACATATAGGGTCAGTTATATATGAGAGGAACAGCTATGAGTTAAGGAAGCAGCAATATGTATCGCAAGTTAAGATACAAGTGCTTAAGTTAGATCATATTGACGAGCCTCAGTATATTCTTTATCCTGGTGAGCAATTAAACCCTACAGACAAATATCTAAGAGAATTAGAATTTATAAAGAATAGTAGTTTTAGAAATAATGTTTTAGCGAAGCTGTGTAATAGGTTTGAGAAGAATAGTTTAATCATGGTTGATTATATTGATCATGGCTTTATCTTGCAAAAGCATTTAATGTCTACATGTCCTAACAAGAAAGTTTACTATATAAGAGGTGAGATACCGGTTGAGGATAGAGAGAAGGTAAAGGAGGTAATGGAGATGGAGGATAACGTCGTTGTTATTGCCATATCAAAAATATTCTCAACAGGTATTAATATTAAGAATTTGCATTATATCGTATTTGCGAGTGGAGGTAAAGCCAAGATAAAGACTATACAGTCAATTGGTAGAGGTCTACGATTGCATAAAGATAAGTCTCAGCTTATAATTTTTGATATATGTGATAATTTGCAATACAGTCTTAGTCATAGCGCTAAGAGGTTACAGCATTACAAAAAGGAGAATATACAGTATGGCGTCCAAGACATCAAAGAAAAAGTCAACAAAGAAGAAATCGACAAAGAAAGCGGTACCAAAAAAGGCAGCAGCTAAATCGGCTTCGCCTAAGCGAGCGTCTAAACGCGTCCCTAAGAAAGTTACCGCTAAGAAGGCTGCAGTAAAGACTGCTCCAGCCGCGGATGAGAAGGTAGTAAAGAAGCCTCGTAAGAAGAGGAAGAATAGTAAGGATAAGAAGCCTCATTATGTAGACAGTAAAGCTTTTTACGAACAGATAAAGGAATACTACAAGACAGATTACATACCGGACGTTTTGGCAACATCGCTTACAAAGATTGCGCAAGGATTAAGCTTTGCACCAAACTTTATTAATTATTCGTATAAAGATGAGATGGTTGGTGATGCCATTTTGAAGATGTTCTCCGCGTTAAAGAATAAGAAGTTTAACGTCGAGTCACATAACAACCCTTTTTCGTATTTTACTACAATTGCATTTCATGCTTTTATTAATAGAATCAAGAAGGAGAAGAAATATAGAGAGACAGTAGCGAAGTATCAAGAGACGGTATATTTTGACGCAATACAAGATGAAGATTCAACAGGAGGTAAAAATATTTACGTTGACCCGATGACAGGTGATGACGATTATGACCAGTGAGATTTTTATAAACAATACCAATGTATGTTGTGTAAGTGACGTCCATATTGGTGTACATCAAAATAGTAGTGTATGGCACAATATCGCCTTAAAGTGGGCTCGGTGGTTGGCGTCCGAGTTGAAGAGTAATGATATTCGAGATATTATTATTAGCGGCGACTTCTTTCATTACCGCGACGATATTGCAGTTAATACTATTGATTTTGCGTCACAATTATTGGAGGAATGGGCGGATTTCAACATCGTAATGCTAGTTGGTAATCATGACGCTTATTATAAGGATAAGTCTGATGTAAATTCATTATCTATTCTCGATGGGTGGAGCAACATCACGGTGATATCTAAGCCTACAACGGCTGTTATTTTTGGGAAAACAGTAACATTCTGCCCGTGGGGTACTCGCTCCCATGAAATACCTAAAAGCGATCTCGTATTTGGTCATTTTGAGATACGAAACTTTAAGCAGAATATATTTAAGGTATGCGATGACGGGGTACCCGCCGATGAGCTTTTAGATAAATGCGGCTTAATAATATCTGGTCATTTTCATTTAAGAGACGAGCGCGAATATAGTAATGGGAGGATTTTATATCTAGGTAATCCATATCAGATGGATTTTGGCGATATAGAGAATAAAAAAGGCTATTATATTTTAGATTTCAACAATCTATCATACGAGTTTACTCCAAACAATATATCGCCAGAGCATTATAAAATTCATTTATCAGAATTAGCGAAAGCTGGCAAACTTACTGATGAAGTGAGAGATAGATTTGAGAATAATTTTATAAAATTTGTAATTGATAAAAATATTAGCCCGGATGAGGTTGATTTAGTGTTAAGAAAATTTATGTCTCTAAAGCCGGTTCATATTAATGTCGATTACGCAATCAATTTTAGTCAGTTTGCTGTAGACGACAGTAAGATACAGGACTTCAGCGGAGTTGACGTAGCGACAGCTATTGAGGAATTTATTAATTTAATGGAAATTGATCATAAAAACGAAGTTGTAAAGCATACAATTGAACTATACAAGAAATGCTTGTAGTAGTAACTCCAGATCATTATAATATAATACATTTTATTCATGAAGTATGTTAATTTCAAGAAGGTGAAGATAGTAAACTTTCTATCAGTGGGTGAGGACCCCGTTGAGGTCGACTTTCGACCAGGTCTTCATGTCATCACAGGCGAGAATAAAGATAAACAAGATCGTCGAAACGGTGTAGGTAAATCTACGATAGCTGATGCAATCCATTTTGCAATTTTCGGCAATACTATACGAGAGCTGAAGAAGGATAACATTGTTAATAATATTATCTGCAAAGATTGCCGCGTTGAGCTCCTGTTTAATATTGAGCATGATGACAATATCACTGAATATCAAATTATAAGGTCCTTGGAACCGTCTAGATGCAAGCTGCTAATTAACAACATAGACAATACACGGGATTCAATCGCTAATACTACAAATTATATCTGCAAGGTGTTAGATACTACAGAGGAAATATTTCAGAATTGTGTTATATTAACAGTTAATAATACAGTTCCGTTTATGGCTAAGAAGAAGGTCGATAAGCGAAAATTTATTGAAGGAGTTTTTGGACTAGAAATATTCAGTCAAATGCTATCTCATGTACGTCAGGATTATAATGAGGTAAAGAGAGACTTCGAAGTAGAAGCCACGCGGTATGAGGAATCGGAAAAGAATATTAAACAATTAAGGCTTCAACGAGACCGTATTATAGGTGAAAGCGACGCTAAGAAGGAGAAATACGAAAAGCGTCAAAAAAATAACACCAACGAACTTGAAAAGCTAAGCGCAAAGGTATTTAATTCGACTGAGAAAGATTTAGAGAAGGTTAATGAATCAATTTCTTCGATTGAAGCTGGGATTGAATTATGTAACGGTAAGCTTAATAAAATAACAGGAAAGATCGCTGGGTACGAAAAGGATATTGCTCATAAGAACGAAACATCAGATAAGATAGGTACATCGAAGGAAAAATGCCCTGTATGCTTGCAGGCAGTAACAGATCATGACCGAGCTCATATCGATGACGAGAAGAAAAAGATACAAGAAGATATTTGTAAGATCAAAACTAATATTGAAGACGGAAAAATCAATATTGATAATGTAACTACTACAAAGAGTAAATTAAAAGAATATCATTCATCTCAAATTAATCTAAGAAATGATCATTTATTGAAAGTACAGGAAAATAAGAACGATAAATCTCGCATAAAGCAACTAGATGAATGGAATATACAGCTTGTACAAGACTTATCTTCAATTAAAAACGAAACAACACATTTAGATAATGATATTAAAGCAGCAGAAGAGAGACTTGCGTCCTTAAAGCATAAAATTGATGAAATAAGACATAAGATTAGTATTTTAGATGCGATTAAGTTTATTGTTTCAGAAGAAGGAGTTAAGTCATATATTGTTAGAAAGATCCTACAACTATTCAATAATAAAATCATGCATTACTTACAAAAGATGGATGCTAATTGTTGCTGTATTTTTAATGAATATTTTGAGGAAGAAATTGTAGACGAGAAAGGTAAGATGTGCTCTTATTTTAACTTTAGCGGTGCAGAGAGAAAGAATATTGACTTAGCGTGTTTATTCGCGTTTATGGATATAAGACGTCTGCAAGGAAATGTCTCGTATAATTTCAGTGTATATGACGAGTTATTAGATTCGAGTTTAGATGAGCGCGGAGTAGATCTAGTACTGGATATACTTAGACATAGAGTTGAGAGTATGAATGAATGCGCAATGGTAATTAGTCACAGAAAGGAAAGCACGACTATCGGTTCACACTATAAAAATCCCGGCGAAGTTATATATTTGGAAAAGAAGAATGGGATAACGCGTCGAGTTGAGTATACCGGATAAGACTGTATATACTGTATATAATATGTTTACGCCGCCAATACCTGGAGCGCCTATAGTAGGAAGTGCATTAGGGGCACCTCCTGTACCTGTACAGGCGCAACCCGAGCCTCAAAAGAGCGACGATATGCCTATTCAGCCTCCTGAAATGGATTTCGACCGTAGTGTAAATTATCTTGCCGACTATAGTGGGTGCGGTCACTGGAGAATGGCATGGCCATCTCAGATGCTAAATGCATATCAGAAGAGTGTTATACATAGCACTACAATGATGGTGCTTGACGAGAGGTGGTATCATCATACAAAGAGTGTCAGAATACAAAGACAAGCTACCAACCAGCAATTAGAGTTTATAAAATTGCTAAAACAGTATTCCGAGAAGTTAGGATTCAAGATAATGTATGAAATTGACGATATCGTCTTTCATGAGGATATTCCTGACTACAATAAATTTAAGACAGCGTTTGTTGACCCTCAAATAAGAGAATGTTCATGTGCTATTATGAGTATGTGTGATGAGATAACAGTTACTAATCGATTCATGCAACAGTATTACATGGAAAAGACAGGTAATAAGAATGTCACAGTTATTCCTAACTATCCGCCTAAGTGGTGGATGGGGAACTTTTATAGTCCTGAAAAGGTTAATAGAGATTGGAACAAGCACAAGAAGAAGCCTAGAATCTTATATGCTGCTTCTGGGGCTCATTTTGATGTTGATAATAGATGTAAGCAGAGAGATGACTTCTTTCACGTCAATCAAGCGGTATTAAAAACAGTAAACAAATATCAATGGGTATTTATTGGAGCTTTCCCGCTAGGCCTTCAGTCCTTTGTTGCACAAGGTAAGATCGAGTTCCATCCGTGGTCAAATATTATAGACTATCCTGGTCTTGTAAACGATTTAGATATTAATATGATGGTCGCACCGTTACAAGATAATACTTTCAATAAAGCAAAAAGTGACCTTAAGCATATTGAAGCTTGCTGCTACGGCTTACCAGTAGCTTGTCAGAATTTATGCACTTATGAAGCTGCTCCCTATAAGTTCGACACTGGAGCGGAGATGATAGACCGTATTGAATCTTGCCTGAGAGATGAAGATACTTTTATGAAGATTTCTAAAGAATCTAGAGCAGTAGCTGAGAACCGTTGGCTAGAAAGTTCTGATAATTTAGACAAATATGTTGAGCTGTATAATTTGCCGTATAAGCATGCTGATAGAAAGCTAATTAATTCGCTTGCAGAAAATCAATAATGTTCTTATAATAGGCTTGAATGTATAGGAATTGTGCATATTTAAGCCGCGATCATATGATGCGGCTGTATACGTGGACTGAGGATGGGGACCGTATATCAATTGATGTACCGTATAATCCGTATTACTATAGAGAGTCTACCAGGCACAGCGACGGTATGTCTTTATATGATACTCCTCTTAGAAGATATGAATTCCCCAATGAATACAGGCGCCGACGATCCTTAGAGCATTCCGCAGAGTTTGACGACGAAGTTAGAGTGTTTGAGAATATCGGACCGGCACAGCAGTTCTTAATAGATCGGTATTGGAGAAATAACAATAACGACGATTTCACCAAGTTTCCTATCAAAGTATGTTTTGTTGATATTGAGACATATTCACCGAATGCGTTTCCTGTACCTGATATAGCAGCCGATGTTATCAACGTCATTACAGTTTATGATAATATACAAGGAAAATTCTATTCATGGGGTCTGGGAGAATATGTTGTTAAAGATCCAGATGTTATATATGTTAATTGCTCTTCAGAGAGAGAATTACTTGTTAATTTTATTGATTATATAAAGAGCGATTATCCTGATATCCTGTCAGGTTGGAACTCAGAGTTCTTTGATATACCTTATATTATAAACCGTATTAATAGAGTTGTCGGTGAAGAAGCTGCAGCTCAGTTATCCCCGGTCAATACTGTATATAGCCGAGACATGGTGAGTCAGTTCGGTAAGTATACGACAAGATGGCACATCAAGGGGATGTCTTGTGTAGATTATCTAGATGTATATAAGAAATTTTCTCAAGGCCTTCGTGAATCTTATAAGTTAGATTCGATTGCAGAGCATGAACTAGGTGATAAGAAGGTAGATTACGGAAGCACAAATTTAGCGAGCTTGTCTAAGGATAATTGGGATTTGTTTGTAGACTACAACATACAAGACGTTAGATTGCTCGTTAAGATGGAGCAGAAGCTACAGTATTTGGAACTTCTAAGAATGCTAGCTTATACTGGATGTACTCAATTCGAAAATGCGATGGGTACATTGAATGTCATTACCGGTGCCTCGGTCATACAAGCTCGAAAAATTGATAAAATTGTACCTACATTTATCAGGAAAAACGATAATAAAAAATATGAAGGCGCATATGTAGGCGA